AATGATGACGAAGTACTAGCAACTGTGCAAGATCCAACGGATATATTGCACAAATTTTAACATAGGAAGGAAACTATGCCAGAGGAAGAAAAAAAGAAACCGAGTGAAATATCGGTCGATATAGATACATCAGGCCCAGAGGTTGATGTAGCTGTAGAAGAAACAAAAGATGAAGCAGTAGTTGATACTGCTCCTGAGAAAGAAGAAACAGTAACGGAAGTAAAAGAAGAAACAAAACCCACGGAACAAGAAACAGAAAAAAAAGACGACTCTAAGTTAGAGGATTACAGTAAAGGTGTTCAATCACGTATTGCTAAATTGACTCGTAAGATGAGAGAAGCAGAACGTAGAGAAGCAGCAGCTGTTGAGTATGCCTCTGCATTAGAGAAAAAAAGAAAACTTGATCAGGAAAGATTTCAAAAAATTGATTCTGATTATACAGCTAGATTTGAAGAAAATGTAAAAACTGGAATGGATTCAGCGCAAAAAGAATTGGCGCTTGCAATTGAAGCTGGTGATGCAAAAGCTCAAGTTGAAGCTAACAAAAGAATTGCTGAATTAGCTTTCGAGAATGCTAAAATCAAGCAAAGAAAACAAACGCCAGTTGAACAGGATGAGCCTGTTAAACTGTCAGACGGTGGTAAATTACCAATTGAGACACCACAACATATGCCTCAGGCAGATCCTATGGCTGAAGATTGGGCTGCAAAGAATAGATGGTTCGGTACAGATCGAGCTATGACATTCACTGCATTCGAGATTCACAAAGATCTAGTGGAAAAAGAAGGCTATGATCCTAAATCAAACGAGTATTATGAAGAGATTGATAAAAGGATTAGGGTTGACTTTGGTCACAAATTTGGTAATAATCAAACACAAGCAACGTCCAAACCCGTTCAGTCGGTTGCTTCGGCTAACAGAAGCGCAAAAACAGGACGCAAACAAGTGAGACTCACGTCATCACAAGTAGCAATAGCTAAAAAATTAGGCGTGCCACTAGAAGAGTATGCGAAACAAGTAAAACTCACGGAAGGAGCATAATATGACAAAAGACAAAAAAACTTCTCGTGCGGCTGAGACTCGGACAAAAACTGAACGTCCTAAAGAGTACAAGCCCCCTTCATCTCTTGATGCACCGCCAGCGCCAGACGGCTTTAGGCACAGATGGATCAGAGCTGAATCACTAGGTTTCAATGACACCAAGAATATTCATGGTAGATTGAGATCTGGATATGAGTTAGTGAGAGCTGACGAATATAAAGATTCAGATTATCCAATTGTGACAGACGGTAAATACGCTGGAATCATAGGAGTAGGAGGCCTTCTCCTGGCAAGGATACCCGAAGAACTCGCGCAGCAGAGAATTGATTATCAGAAATCACTTTCTGAAGGTCAAGACGAAGCGATCGAAAACGACTTACTTAGGGATCAGGATAAAAGAATGCCTATCAAAATTGATAGACATTCGAAGCACACTTTCGGTGGTACCAAGAAATAATATTTCTCAAACTATCGGAATAAATTAACCGAACTGGAGGCCGTTTCACGACGGCAGGTTCACAAGGAGTAATAACTATGGCAAATAGAAACACAGCCGGATTTGGTTTGATTTCTGCGGGTACTGTTGGTTCAACACCAGCTACTCAAGGTCAAGGCAAATACTACATCGATGCGGGTGATACTGATGACTTGTTTCAAGGATGTACTGTTCGAATGAAGGACGGATACATTGTTGAGGCTTCAAGTACTCGTACTTTCGCAACAATAGGTGTGTTTAACGGTATCTTCTACAATGCGGCAACTACAAAGAAGCCGACGTGGGCGAACTGGTATAACCAACCTATTACTCCAGCAAACAGTGAAGATATTACGTGTTTTGTAATAGACAATCCATTTCAACTTTTTGTAGGCTCAACTTCTGCAGCAGTTACACAGGCAAACGTCGGTAGAACTGTATCTTTCGCAGCAGCTGTTCCAACAGGAAGTGAAACATCTGGACAATGTACTAATACAATGGACATCGGAAATATCGACGATACTAACAATCAGTGGAGAATTATAAGAAACGCTGAGGACCCTGAAAACAAAGACCAAACGGCAGCTTACTGCTCAATGGTTTTTGCTCAGAACCTTGGACAGTACTTATTAAACACTCAAACTGTTGGTAACGACTGGACGATATAATAGGAGCATAATATGGCAATATCACGAGCACAGCTAGTCAAAGAACTAGAACCAGGCCTGAATGCACTATTCGGGCTGGAGTACAAGCGTTACGAGAATCAACACGCTGAAATATACGTAACTGAATCAAGTGACAGAGCTTTCGAAGAGGAAGTAATGTTATCTGGATTCGCTAACGCTGATGTAAAAGCAGAAGGTCAAGGCATTTCATACGATGAAGCGCAAGAGACTTACACTGCTCGTTACACAATGGAAACGATCGCGCTAGCTTTCGCTATCACAGAAGAAGCAATAGAGGACAACCTTTATGACAGACTTTCTTCTAGATACACAAAAGCACTAGCAAGATCTATGTCCAATGCTAAAGAAGTTAAAGGAGCAGCACCTTTGAACAATGGTCTACCGTCAATAGCGGCAGCATCTGCGTTCCAAACAGGTGATGGTTCAAACTTATTTGCAACTAGTCACGCGACTATAGCAGGTACAGTTTCAAACACTTTAGCAACACAAGCTGACTTAAACGAAACTTCATTAGAACAAGCACTGATTGATATCGCTGCTATGACTGATGAGAGAGGTTTAAGAATTGCAGCTAAAGGAGTGAAAATGATCGTTCCTTCTGCAAACCAATTCAATGCTGAAAGACTTATGAAGTCTCAAGGTAGAACTGGTACAGCTGATAATGACATCAATGCAATCAACAGTATGGGAATGATCCCACAAGGTTATAGAGTTAATAACTTTTTAACTGATGCTGATTCATGGTATGTTATCACGGACGTTCCAAATGGTATGAAGATGTTCTCAAGAACTCCATTGACAACTTCAATGGAAGGGGACTTCGATACTGGCAACGTTAGATACAAAGCTAGAGAAAGATACGCTTTTGGCGCATCTGACTTTAGAGGTATCTTCGGCGTTGAAGGT